ACTTGCGCCACGGTCTCTATCCAATGGGTAACTAATCCATCACTAAGGTCCTGTGTGGGACAATATAATTGTAGCATAGGAAATGAGCAGTTTATAGACGACTGCTCAGGTCTATTAGCCACGAAGATTCAACTCCTGCTAACTCTCTTCTCATAAGAGCATCCGTTGTAAAACCTTTTAAAGTCTCATAGCGGAATGTTATCTATTATACTACTTAATTTTAATAGACTTTGGTTTTTTATCTTCTGGGATCTGCTTTTCAAGTTTGATATCTAGGATACCGTCCTTAAATTCAGCCCCAATAACTTCAACAAACTCAGGAAGGGTGAAGATATCTGTAAACTTACGGGCTGCGATGCCTTTGTGTAGATACTCTGCTCCCTCTGGCAACTCAGTGTCCTGCTTCTCGCCCTTGATTGTAAGTTTGCGATTGTCTAGCGATACTGAGACATCATCCTTAGAGAACCCAGCCAACGCAAATGAAAGAATATACTCTTTGTCATTTAGTTTAACCTGATTATAAGGTGGATAGTTTGTTGTTGTTGTTACCTTCTGTAGGTTTGAGAAGGTATTAAAAAATGGATCATTAAAAAGATCCAGTGCTGTTTTTACCATGTTATTCCCCTTTCAAGCGAATAAGTTAATTTACCCCCCGTTTGGGCAGGTATAAATATTATAGCATAGAAAAACAGGCCAGTCAAATACCCTGGCCTGCTAGTCTAATTACTTACTTCTTTGCTGCTGCCTTCTTGCGAGCAGGTGCTTTCTTTACTACCTTAGCAGTCTTCACTACCTTGTCTACCTCTTCTACAGATGGCATCTTGCCGAATGCAGGATCGTTAGGATTTGCTGCTCTCAATGCTACGGGGATTAGTGCTCCAAGTAATGAGTAAGCAAGCGTCTTTGGATCTGTTACGCCAGAAGCGTAAAGCGCAATTGCTGCACCAAGGACTGATCGTCCGTAAGATGCGAGCATTGCTTTTAGTTGTACTGTGTTCATTTTTTCCTCCTAGGATATTACTTTGTTAGTTCTGCATAATGAATTATACAGACATCTCTTGTTTGGGTTTCAGTGCTATATAGTTTTTCTGCTTCAAGTTCGCACCCAAGAATGTGACAAGAGTAGAATGCCTGGTGTGCCAGATCTTCGTACGACTTGAACCTTATCATGTATCTATTTTACCATAGTCCTATGCTATAAAATCTTTATTTTTTTGAATCAACATATTTTTTTATAAATGGAATAATGATTTCATGCTCTTCGTCTGGAACAGCGTTAATTAGAAGACTGTTAATCCCATCATCCTCAAGGGACTTGACAAATTCATCAAATTCTTCATAGGTAAAATATCCAACATCATTGACAACTTTTGATATTTCTCCCTTTTTCCATACGGGCCGTAGTGCGTACTCAGTTAGACCATCTAGTTCTTCCCTTGTTTCTCTAATAATTGGAGTTAACGCTACCATGGCCTCAATACCCGAAAGATCAATATTATCATTTTTTGAAGGAAATTTATTTAAGTTATGATCTGTCCATGTTTTTCTAGAGTATAAACTATAAGGAATAATTATTTTGTTATTATATTTTTTTACTACATCAAAAACATATTCGTTTGTTGTTGAAACATAAAAATCTAAACTATTTTTATTTTCTCTCATTTCGTTTAATACTTTAAGAAATTCAATCATATAGTTTGATCTTTCAATTTTACTGGAACTATCTTTTATTTCTCCAACAATGCCACCAACGTTTGCTTCGTGATCTTTTATGTAGGCAGATATAAAATTTATTTGAAGCCTATCTTTCATCATTTCATTTATTGAATCATTTATTGCACATAAATATTGTGGAGATATTGTATATGGTCTAATGGCAATTAAGTATTTAATTTTTTCGTTTTTCTTTATATCTTCTGCAACACGGGTAAACATGTCTCCCTGAGTTGCATCGTAGGTATACATGACACCGTCAAAATTATTTGCGTTTAAATTAGATGCTGTTTTTGCACCCCCACTAAAAGTTCCTCCAAAATAATAGAACTTCATTTACTTATCTTTTCCATAGTCATCTGGCAACAATTTTTTTAATTCTTTATAAGATAATGATATTTTTTTCATAGAGTTATAGTTTGGCTCAGCAGCCATAAGGTCTCCATAGGTATCAAAGTAAAGAATCTCTGGTTCAACGTCAGTAACAAACTTATCTATTGATGCCTGAACTTCATCAATATACTGATAAGCCCAATCTCTAGAATCTGAAACAAATTTTAGAAATGCTTCAGATGTTGAATCTGTTTTGTCTTCATAGGCTTTATTTATGTCAGATAGTTTTTCAGATATGAGTGTTTTATCTACGTGTGCTTTGATGAGTTCTAAGGTAGTTTGAGATAGTTTTATGCTAACCCTAACATACTTAACTATAAGCATAAAAAATAAAACAATTACTACGGAAAATGCAATTAGATCAATCACTCTTCTTTTCCACCCTCTCTAACTAATAAAACAATGGCACCATTATCTTCTAGTGCTTTCTTGGCACGAATCATATATTCTACGGCTTCTTTTCTTTCTTCACCAGAAAGACTCATGAATTGTTTTTCATTTGCTTTTACTGTTAAGAAGTTGTCGTTATCTATGATTTGAAGTTGAAAATTCTTTGGCCCTCTCAATGATCTAAAGGCTCTTCTCATTGAATCTGTGTACATTATTCTTCTCTCTTCCAATGTAAATATGATTTAATATAGACAAATGAGTATGCTAATGCAGCAAAGATAAAGCCATATTGTTTAGTAGTTACTGCATAATATATCCACATTGCCTCATTAAGAGTGGCCCAAATCCATCCCCAAATGCGTTTTCTGCCAATAAAATATATTGCTGCAACGCCACTTATTGCGAGTACATAAGAGGCATAATCATTTATCCACTGTTCCATTTATTATTGCTCCGTTGTCAATCTTTGCCATGTATTTGCCCAGTCTGTTTTAGACTTATGCTTAGAGAACTCTTTGGATATCTGTCCACCCTCAAGGTAAACTCCACCCCAGATCCCCCACTCTTTTTGTGAAACGCCAACAGCAAAACACATCTTAGACACTGGACACATAGAGCAAAGTTTGTCTACTGCAGGCCTTAAAAGTTCATCGTCTTCATACTTTTCAAAGAATATATTTGTATCGTAATCTAAACACAAAGCATCATCTTTCCATTCATGCTTTGGCATATTAACTCACAAACTTGTCTGGTATATCCCATCCATTCTTAGAAGGTACAAAACGACGCTGAAGATGCCACTTGCCATCCACGAAGGCCCCATGTGGGGCTGTTCTACCCTTCTCAGAAGGATAAGAATTAACTACTGTCCAACCATCCCACATCAAAGCCTTGTTTTTCTTAACAATTGCTTCCATTTTTTCTAATGATTTAATTTCCATTATTTTCTCCTAGTACCTAAAAATGCCGTATTCGACATTATTGTTTTTTGCTTCGTCAACAAGTCTTGAAACTTGCTCTCTTTCTTTACTTAAAAAAGCAAAGTAGTTTATATCTAAAATATTTTCTGTTACCCAGGACGCAGGAACAGGCTTATATTTAATGCTTTTGCCACGAGCCTTCATACCTCTTTCTGATAAGTTGGCAAACTCCATAGCCATCATGTTTATATTGTTTGGTCCTGCAGAGTAAAGATAAAAATACGGATCATCTTCTTTTAAAGAAGACATCGTAACTGCCATGGCTCTAAGAAAAACCTGGTAGTCATCAAAACTACTGGTCCCCTGAATCCCCACTATCATTTTTTTTCCCGTCTCTAAGTTGATCCATTATAAAAAGCATCTTGTCTAATTGTACCTTATCCATACCCATCGTGTCAACTAGGGTTGCATTGGCTCCGTCTATATCTGTACCGTGCATTTCTGCACAATAGAATTTTGCATCCCTAACAAAATAGGCTTTGTTGTCAAAAATAACAACCTTGATATTTGTTTTTTCTTCTTGGTTTCTTGACTGTCGTGGAACAATTTTCTTATATTCTCTTAGATTTGGTACTAAAGGAGAAATAATCTCGTGGATATGGCTTTGGCTATATCTGAAAGGGTTCTCTCTTGTCACTTTTTTCTCTAAAGATATTAGTCTAGTCGCAACAAACATTGCTACCATCGTTATCACTGAACCCAAAAAGTATTCCATAGTTTCTCCAAGGTAATTATACTACATTTGTAGACTAATTATCCTTATAATCTCTTTTAGAGTATACTGTTTTTCTTTGCTAAGTTTACCAATCTCGGAATCATCAAAAGCCTTTGGAGTAAGCCTAACCATTGGATTTATTTCAGTTATATCTATATCTAAGAAGCCCTCAGCCCACAAAGACATTGTTTCTGTAGAAATATAATCAGACATATCTTTAAATAGTTCAGGACTAATGTCTTTTAGTTTATCTGTAAAATTGTATAGCATCTCTCCAGTATCAATATCTACCCCAGAAACTTCAAGTGCCCCACTTAAGATCAACTCTTCAATTCTATCCCCTGCTTCAGACATTTATTCTCCAGTTCATGGTAGAAGGACCTTTTTTAATTAGTTTAAACATATGGTCTTCATATTGCTCTTTAAGTTCTGCATATAGGTCTGGACTAACCTGCTTCATTTTATCAGTAATGCTATAAAGAATGTTTCCTTCATAGTCAATGTCGGCCATCTGAATGGCTCCTTGATTTAGCAGATGATCTAGAAGTGCTTGCTTCTTGATGTCCATTACTTACCTGACTTTGCTCGTGCCTTCTTCAAAGCGTCAAAATCTTTGACCTTTGTTTCTCCCATATATCCCCAAGCATATCCATCATTGATCATCTTATCATTGAGAGATTCTGTATCTCCATCAATATAAACCCAACCAAGAATACGACCATACTTCTCAGATGAATCCATCTTCTCAGTCTTGATAACAACAGACTTAGCACTGTCTATAGAATGCTTCAAATAAGCCTTTGCTTCCAGTCCTAAAGCCTTTTCAGCCTTGTCTGCTGTACGAGACTCAGGGGTATCAATCCCAGCCAATCTCACTCTTGAACTAAAAGAAATATCAAATCCTAAATCAATTTCGACATCAATGGTATCTCCATCAACGACTTTTGTTACTTTCTTTACATAATATTCAAACATTAGTAATCCTTGCCTTTAGACTTGTTCTCAACAAGTTTTTCTCGTTCATCAATAATACTAATCATAAAAGACATCATGCTATTATACCCGTCTGGGATAGCCATGATCTTGTTGTAGTGGTGACCACAAAACATGAGGTCTCCGCTTATCCCTGTAACCTTAACCAAGGCTTCAGCATTACATCTATCACATCTATCTAAAGGTGATAGTAGCCAGTCTTGCTTAATATCATCTTTAATCATTGTAAACATTATACTACCGCTTTCTGTTGTCTGTGGAATAATAACCAGAGCCGTTAAAAACAACCCCTACATTAGAGTATACACGTTCCAGTGGCAGATTGCAAGTTTCGCAACCATACCCTGGATCGTCTTCTTTAATTGAACGCACTCTTAATACTACACCTTCACAATTTCCAGTGCATTGATATTCGTATGCTGGCATACTACTTTTTCTTTTTAGCCTTTACTGTCCAGACTGGTGCATTAAGTGAGTCTCCGCCCCACTGGTACCCAAGTGCTTTAACAACAAACCTAATAATTTTAATTCTCATTACTTTACCTTCTTTCCAAACTTAGCCCATAGTCTTTCATGAATGAAGTAGCCAAGTGCTTCAATGGCTATGTAAATAATTGCACCAAGACTTGCATACTCCCACTCACCAGTAAAAATGTAAATGATTCCAGCAAGAACTACAAGGTGAAATACTTCCCAAGTAATTGTTTTTACTGACGACCTCTTAGTTGATTCCATTATAGGGCCACATTACCCTTTCCTCCGCCACCAGAAGACTTTTTTGCTGCTGTTTTAGGTGCTGCCTTCTTAGCAGGTGCTGCTGTTGTTGTAGAAGCAACTATCTTATTAAGTAGTGGAGAATTTTCTTCACCAGTATAAACTGGACGACCCCAACCAACTACAGCATTAACTAACTTCTTCTTGTTGTTCTTTACATAGCCACGAGTCTTTTCAACGCACATTCCTCCGTTGCGCTGATCTCCCTTTGCAGTTCCTGAAGTGTTTCCTTCAATAACCTGGATTGTTCCATCGCCATTATTCTTAATGCAAATACCAACATGTGAAATACGGTTTACCCCATCTTCTGGGAAATCAAAATAGATCCAGTCTCCTGCTTGTGGATCATCATTGCGAGCATCTGACCAACGCTTCTCTTTCTTAAACTGATCTGATGCTGCTACTGTTGATGCAGACTTTGGAAATGATTTTACTCCCGCAGTAAATGCACACCAAGAAACAAATGATTGGCACCATGGTTGGAAGTTTACCTTGATCCATGCACCGTACTTTGTTTCATTATCTTTAGGGCCTTCAATTGTGCCCACTTCTTTCTTTGCAACCTCAATGATCGCTTCTAAACTTCCTTTTACTGCCATAGTATGCCTCCTTGTTGACATGTACTTCTATTATATCAGAAGAGACAGTGGTTTGTCAATATAGGATGCTTTATAGTTTTACTAAAGATGGGTTCAATGGAGACTTTGATCCTGCTAGGAGTTTTTCTATTTCTTTGCAAACAGTTTGGTACTCTTCATTGAAGACTTCCATGGTTCTACCTTCGCCCATTGTTGGAGTTATTCCAGCCTCTATCAAAGACTCCTTAAGAGTTTTTTCTATGTCATAGTTTAATACTGTACATGCAAAATGCTTAACAACATATCCATCCTGATCAATTAAATATTTTTCAAAATTACCACCCATTTTGGCACCATTGTAAAAACCTTTATTGAGCCAAGGAGATAGGTAGCCTCCTTCTGGTATTTCATCATTAATTGTGTCTTGAATTTTACCAAGTTCTATCATTTGATTTGAAATCTCTTTATATAATTCATGAGGTTCACCAACTGGATGTCCCAATCCATTTACGTTAGGATTTCCTTTATGCTCACTAAGTTCATTAGCAAGATCATTAGGATTAGACGTAACCATTTCTGAAAACTTAAATGTAGTTCCATAAACTTCTTGACCATACTCTTGTGAATCTGTACCACAAGTAATACCCTGTGACCACTTTCCTTTTGTTACTCCTGGCCCACAGAAATCATTTGTTGGCACTGCAATTATTTCAAATCCCTGATCCTGATACTTTTCTTGAAGCCATTGAAGAACTTCCATTTGATTTGCGTTGCCACAACCAACTGTTGTGTTAACTACCATAGTAACCTTGCCCTTAAATTGATCTAAGTGGTTTGGTTTGCCTTCTGCAGAGTTTAGAGGGATTTCGTAAATTGATTTCATGTCTATATTATAACACTTTTATATAAGTTTTGGGTAGTTTTAAGTCATACCCAGGACCATGCCATTACTTAGATGCGTAAGGGTAAGATACACCAGATAAGACAACCTTTGTTAATGAATTTAGGTAATCTTGATATGTTTTCTGTGTATTCTTTCCAACATAAGATGCTGATGCAACAACAGTTGCTCCAGAACTTCCAGCAAGGTCTGTTTGAGACCCGTTGTACTTAGTGATTGATACCTTTCCAAGTGCAACCATGTCAAGCCCAGGGCCCCTATTAGTTGCTTTTTCAAACTGAGTAGGTGATCCCATTGCTCCTACGCCTATTACGTCAGGGATACATGCTGGGAATCCAACAAGATTAGTAAGTGCATCATTACCAGTAGCAGCAAATGTTGGAACATTTATTGTTTTTAGTTTTGCAACTGCATTAATCGTTGTTGTGTCTGAGCATGATGGATGAAGAACTCTAATCTTTTTAATTAGATCAGTAGAAACACCTGATTGGCTAATTGACAAAGCATCAATGCTGTACTTTGAAGCGTTGTTAGATACCCAGTCAATTGCCTTAATAAGTGCTAATGGGCTGCCACTATGATTTCCAAGGCTTGTGACATCTGCAAATCTAATAAAAACAATTTTTAGATTTGGATCAGTTGCAAGTGCAGCCTTTACCATAGCATCTCCATGGAATGTTCCGTTGTTAACATCAATTAGTCCAGGAATTGGAAGTTTGGTTTTCTTATCTCTTTGTAGTGGCCAAGGTGCAGAAGCAGCCCCTGGACCTTCCATAAAAAACTGTCCATTAGGGCATGCCATATCCGAGATTGTTGTAAAGCAAACCTCATGAACGATTGAGCCAAAGTTCTTAGAGTTGATAGCAGTATCAATAATTGCTAAAACCTTTTGATCTTGTGCCTGCGCTGGAGCAATTGCTGTAAATGCAATTGCTACTGATAGTAGTGCTAGTAGTGATTTCTTCATTTTATTTCTCCTTGTTTGTTGTTATTGTTTGATTTTTAAAACTACTTGGCAAGGGTCTCCGCCCTCTTCCCATTCTTGTTGCTCTTCGTCTGTCATATAAGGATCTCCCTCATGTGTATTGCAGAATGGTTCTGTTACCCATCCTCTTTCAATACCGTTTTCAAGCCAGATTTCAAACTCGTCAAAATCTGATTCTATGTTTTGAATGTCTTTTAAAATCTCATCAAACTCTTCGCTCATATACTAAGTATAGCGAACAATCTATTCTTTGTCAACTGGTGTAGAAAATATCCAAGCAGGTAAACAATAGCGAGCCTTGTCTTTATCTACAGTCTTTACCTCATGAAGATATTTTTCTCCAGTTTTAAATATCATTAGTGATCCAGCATCAGGTTTAATTTTTATATCAAGATTTACAAATGATAGTTCTCCACCAGAATAATCATCATTTAAATAAATAACAACTGCATAATCTCTGTTTAGTTTGTTAAAGTCATCATAAGTTTCATCTACGTGAGCGTTCATCATATCTTGAGGACGCTGCCTAAGAATCCTGCCTAGACCATAAACTACAGAATTTGGGAAAAAGGATAACAGTGTATCAAACTTACCTCTAACCATGCTTGCTAACTGTTCATCATTGTAGTCATAGAATTTGTGATGCCAGTCTAAATCTTGAAACTTGTTTATTTTTTCCCAATCATTTTCTGAAAGTTTATCTATAATGTTGATAAATATTTTTAAGTCATCTTCAGATAAAAAATTTGGAATGCAGAATATATTGTCTTCAAGTTGTTTGGCATTTACAAAACCACACTTGCCAAGAAGTTCTAAATTTATCATTATAAACTAACCACATCTACTGGACCCATGCACGATGGGTTAAATTTAATAGCAGCATTAACTGCTTGCATCACTCTGTTCCTTGCATTTTTTTGCTTATCTGTTGCATAGAGAACCCCATAAGCATACTCCGCGCCAGAGCCCATTGCAAGGTATGGAAGTGTGTACTTAGATAAAGACATGTCAGCAGAACTATGCTCATATATTTGTCCACGCACTGCAATGATCAAACCAAGGTCTCCATCTTTAGATGTGTCTACCCAGAACTCATTGTAGAATTCACGAAGTTCTTTAACAAACCTTGTCTGCATAAATTTATCTGTGTCTTTAATATTTGGAGGTGTTGGTTTAAAGTTGTAACGGATTCTTTCTCCGTCCATTGCACCAGCATATCCAATTAGGTATGGACCTATTTTCCAAACCTTGGGTGCTTCAAGTGATAGAATGGTACCATCATCTGATGCTCCACGATCTCCAGCCATATAAATTTTATCTTCATGGCGTACAACTGCAATACAAGTCATGGCAAAAGCCCTCTCCAGATAGGTGATACTCAAGTATACCATTGCCCAGAGAGGGCTGTCAACTACCGTTAATAATGACTAATTAGCCTTTTTGTCTACAGACTTAAAGGCATCATTTATTTCTGCTAATGATAGCCTTCCATCGTCCAAAAAAGCCCTAGCCAGTCTTTCAATAACTGTTGCTACGCCTAAGAGTCCTGCAAGCATAACTGCCTGAACTGTGTCAATTCCTACTACGGCTCCTGCTCCCAAGACTGATAGTCCTGATGCTGCAAATACCGCAAGAATTCTCATCAGAATATTTGTTATTGCTTTCTGTGGGTGCTCCTGCTTTGGGGGTTCTACTACTTTTTTAACTGCCATTTTATTTCTCCTTCCTTAGCGGGATTGTGATTAACCAGATTATTGTTGTTGCAAGCACTGCAATTCCAACAATGTCTCTTGCTGATCCCGTCAAAGTTAGCCATGCGATAAAGAAGCCAAGGAGGGTAAATGCCTGTGCAATTAATTCCATTCCTGCGTCTTTAAACCATTTGATTAATCCCTTTAGCATTTTGCCTACCAGGTTTATGGCCTTATTGATTATTTTCATTTGTTCCTCCTTATCATTGCCCCTGCAATTTGTGATGCAATGACCACTGGGACAATTACTTCCTGCGCTTTTTCTCTCTGATCGTCTGTCATATCCATACCTAACTCAGAGAAATTAGATAGGAGTTCTGTAACATCCACTTCAAATACTGCTCCAAGTGGGTCTGCCAAGAATGCTTCTGTTTGTACTTCTGTTACTGCATCTGCTAATGTAAAGGGCATTGGGGTTGCTCCTGCATCCCCTGCTCTTTCTGAGAACTCAACAAATGCTGAAGCAAGTTCTGGGTTGGACTTCATCTGCTCAGCAATCTGTGCAACTTCTGAAGTCTTAATACCAAGATCACTTGCAACTTCTTGCTTTGCTTCTTGAGTCAAGGCTCTAAGGGTTTGGCTAACTGCTGTAATTTGTTCAGGGGAAAGAGTAACTAATTTGTTATCCTTGCTTGTAAGGTTTGCAATAACTCCAGATAAATCTTCTGAAGTTCCCGTTCCTTTTTCAGGAACGAGTGCTGCTAATACTTCATCAGTAATTTCTACATCTGGTTCATTCCAAGGGTTCTCTTCTGGCTTTGGATCTGGTCCAGGTTCTGGAGATGGTTCAGGA